AAACAACTGGAAGAGAACTTCCGACTAATGCAACAAAAGAGACAAAATGACCTATCAAGAAATCGTTAACAGAGTACAATCAGTAGTCAATGCACATTACATGCTAAAAGACTTCGGCTACGGAGATCTATCAGACCTTAAGACTAGGTTCGAGAACACATCAGGTGATGCCTCAGTGCAAGCTGACTATCCTTACTTGTTCTTAAACCCTGCGAACCACGTAAGGAATCTAACCACTATGACCTATAACTTTAACATGATAGTTATGGACATGGCACGTGGAGAAGTAGCAGACATACCATATGATAACTTCTTAACTATCCAATCACAGTGTCAAGAGTACATCGATGATGTCTTAGCTGCACTATACTATGACTTTAAAGATCAACCTGAAGTCTTAACTACTAACATTAGTTATCAAGTCTTTAAGGACAGATTCCAAGATGTAGTAGCTGGTATGACTTGTAGTTTGAGTATCGTAGTACCAACAGGCCTTAATGCATGTATTGCACCAATCGACAAGGACCTTTTAGTAACTCAACCTTATCCAACCTTACCAGTACCAACTGCAACACCAATAGCACCAACGCCAACAGTAACTGAACCTACACCTACACCAACCGGAGACTAATGACAGTAGATGACTTTATATCAAGACTTGGTACCTTAGGACAAGAGGCTACAAACTTAAGTGACATACTTACAGGTATTGGCAATGACATTACTCGTGACATGAAGCAGCGTGCACCAGTTGACACAGGAGCTCTGAGAAACAGTATTAGCTTTACAGTAGATGAGAACACTATGACCTTAGAGATGCTGAACTACGGTGTGTTTCAGAACTATGGTGTAGATGGTACTAAAGAGTCTCGAGGTCGAGGCGTAGAAGCTGGAATCTTTGGTATCCCCGCCGGGTATAGATTTAAATTCAAGTCTATGACCATCGGTGGAAGCCTACCATTTCCTGTAAGAAAGTCCATCGCAGAGAAAGGCCTTAAGCCACAGATATTCTTTACAATGGCAAACCTTAAAGAGGAAGTAACCTCTAGAATAGAACAAGAACTAACAAGACAATTTAACTAATATGGCAATTGCATTATCACAAACACCTAGTACACCATTTGACCAAGTCTATGGTGCAAATCCAGTTACTATGACTGGTCTAAGTACTATCAGTCCACTACCTAATAAGTATGTGCTACAGATCTTAAGAGCAGGTCAAGTAATCGGAGACGTCAGACAAGCACCTAATGGAATAGGCAATGCTATCTTCGATATTCAAAACATCTTACAGAACTTCGTAGCTCCATCGCCTAACAACGTTGAGGTAACTGGTTACATAGGTACTAAACTTATAGCAAGTCAAAACGAAACTGTAGAGTATCAAATCAGAATAGGCCATGAGACTAATGGAATAGTAGCAGGCTTACAAACCTATAACATTAAGTTCGTAGGTGTAGGTGGTACTAAACCTTACTTCGAGGTACCATATCCTAATGCTGAGTTTATACCTATTGTTAGTAACGCAGGACCTTGTAGTAGTGTAACTAAACAAGGTCGACCACTAACCGATATGCAGAACTACAGACTAGCTTCTGAGATCACAGATGGTAAACCTAACTGGTTAACTGGTGCTATGAGAGTCTATGATCACTATGTGACTAGAGATGACATGGAGACTATCTCTTATTGGAACTCACCTTCAGTTACTGGTACACCTTCGCCAGCCACAAAGTCTATCGAAGCTATTACTATTTGGCAATACGTAGGTGGTGGTAGCACAGCACTTCCACCAAACGTAATCTATAATACTATACCTAATGGAGGTGGACCTAATTCTATACCTGGTTCTGGAACTGTTGTACAATATCCTTATTGGGCTATTACAGCAGGCGTAGGACCTAAGAATATTAATGGTATACTTTCACTAAGTACCACACACTACTACGTAGCCACAAATGCTTACACATATCCTAATGGTTGTGTGTCTCAAATACAAGGCTTAGGTGATGGACCGATGCACTATGTACACAGATTCAATATCATAGAACAAGGTTGTAATGACTTTCCTGAAATCCAAGTAAGTTGGTTAAATTCATTAGGATTTAGAGACTACTATAGTTTTAGAAAGCGTCATGACCGTAGTGTAACTATTGGTCGTAACAATTACTTACAAGAGGCTGCTAACTATAATGGCTCATCTTATAAAGTGAATATATACGATAGAGGTACTACAACATACTCACAAGACTTAGGACAAGACTTTACAGCATTCACAGATTTCTTATCAGATGCCGAAGCCCTATTCTTAGAGAAACTGTTTATTTCAGCTGATGTTAAAGTTCGTTTCAATGACGCAGCAGATGAGCAGTATCAATGGGTTCCTGTAACTTTAAAGAATACTACATATACTGAAAAGACTGTTAGAAAAAACAAATTGTTTCAATACGACATTACATTTAGAATAGCACATAACATTAAGTCTCAAAGAGGTTAAAATATAAACAACATACATGATACAGTTAAAGGTATACAAGAACACAACCAGAACAGAACAGTTCTGGTTGGATCTATACGATTCAGAACCTATTAAGTTAACTCTAAGTATTGAAGACATCACAAATGCTGATGCTACCTCAACTTATAGTAAAGCCTTTAAGGTACCAGGAACGAGAGTTAACAACGAGTTCTTTCAACAGGCTTTCGAGATCAACGGTGTCTTGTTTGATGTTACAGTTAAAAAGCCAGCAGTTATCTTAGTAGATGGTGCTGAGTTTAGACAGGGTCACGTAAGACTTAACAAGATGATTAAGAACACAGAGTTAGATCGATATGATTACGAGTTAGTGTTCTTAGGTGAAACCAGAGACTTCTCTTCTATTATTGGAGATTCACAACTGTGTCAACTTAATATGCCAGATTTAATTGGTGGACCTTCAGGTACTCCTCTTAATCGTGAAGATGTTATTAACAGTTGGCAAGCATTTCCTCAAAATGCATCACTAACCGCAGGTCTACATGATGGTGATATTATTTACCCTTTAGTAGATCATGGTAACACGTATGCAGATACTGGTATGCCATTACAATCAGAGGTAAGAACAACTGTCGGACCATTATCAAAACCATTTACATCTAGCTCGCATCCGCTTGCTTTAAATCAAATGAAGCCGATGATCAGAGCTAAGAGAATTTGGGATCAGATCTTTACTAACGCTGGTTATACTTATAGTTCTTCATTTATAGATAGCGCTAGATTTCATCAAATGTATGTGAGTGCATTTGGTAATGTGGCTGAACCTGCTTATGATGCCGCTAGTGCATCTGAGTATAACTTCAGTGCAGCTAATTTAGCAAATAATGGTCAGCAACAAGGCGCAGGAGTACAATCTGCCACTGATGTTGAAGTGGATCCTTCTAATGCGTGGAATGGTATTCAATATGTAGCACCAGCAACAGGTACTTACACTTTTACAGGTAGTACATACTTCTGGGGTTATAATGAAATACAATCCTCATGGCCACCTGCCTTTGATCCAGTTTATGGTGTACTACAAGTACATGTTAATGGCGTATCAGTTGCTTCAGGTAACTATGCTAACAATGAAACCAGTAACGTTACTTGGACTGGTAACCTAAGTACTGGTGATATTGTAACTTTCTTTATGGCTACAAATGATAACGTAACCTTTATAGCTGCAATTAATCAGTCCTTCGCGTGTACAAACTCACCTGGTAACATTAACCCTGCTTCTCTATTAGAATGTACATACAAACAAATTGACTTCATTAAAGACATCCTATTGATGTTTAGATTAGTGCTAAGTCCTGATGCTAATAACCCTCGTAACTTTATAGTAGAGCCTTGGCAAACCTATATTAACAGCGGACAACTTTATGACTGGTCTAGTAAACTAGTAGAAGAAAAAGATGTTGTCGTAGAACCTGTATTCTTTACTCAATCAGATCAGATTACATTTACTCAACCTACTGATGGTGACTGGATTAACATCTACCAAATGCAGTCTTACAAACATAACTGGGGTTGGTTACAGTTTGATAGTGGTAATGATTTACTTAAAGGCTCACGTGAAATCAAAGTTAGCGGTATTGCTAATACTCCTTTTACACAAATAGAAGGTCAACCTAGTACTAGTTCTTGGATTGCTCCACAATTACACGTACATGGTACTGATGATGGACCTGCAAGACACTTACCTATTAAAGCTAAAACTAGATTATTGTTTTACAATGGTTTAAAAACAACGCCAGAGAATTGGTATCTTGTTGATACTACACCTGTTGCAAATTACCCATTAGTAAGTCAGTATGAAGCGTGGCCTATTACACCATCAAGTCTTAACCTTGGATTCAGTAATGATATTCAATATTGGGGTGATGATATAACAAGTGCTAATTATAACTTAAACGGTACTACTCTTTATGATAGTTACTGGTCTCGTTATATTAATTCGCTTTACAATAAGTACTCACGTCGTGTAACTGCATACTTTGTACTTAACAACATAGATCTTAACACATTCTCATTTGATGACACTATCTTTGTGAATGGAGTCTACTATATACCTGAGAAAATCATTGACGTACAAATCGGTGCATACACAGAAGTTCAAGTACAGTTATTAACTGCAAATGACTTTGTGCCTACATGGAGTAATGAAACTCTTTTTGCTACCGTAGAAGGTGTAAATACTGAATGTCTTGGTAGTCTAGGTCAAATTAACGTTGAATGTGGTGGAGCAGGTCCTATTACTTGGTCTTTATCTAATGGTCAAACAGGTCAGTTTAATAACTACTCACCACCACCTTATAGTTTTAGTATTACTAATGTACCTGTAGGTACTTGGTCTTTAACACTAACAGATCAATTAGGTCGAACAGTTATATTACCTGTTACAGTTCCTTTGGGTTCAAGTCCAACTGCAACTAGTACACATACTAATGCAACTCCAGGTTTATGTGATGGTTCTATTGTTGTAACTCCAAGTATGGGACCTGGAACTACTATCTTTTGGTCAGATCAATATCCAATGGCTGGTACCTTTACTCGTAACAATCTATGTTGTGGTCCTTATAGTTATTTTATTAGAGACACAAATGGTTGTACATCACCTTCTTACTTAGTACAAGTTGAATGTCCACCACCTAAATTTATTTATGAAGCACACGAATATGGTAAATTATGTAATACTCTTAGTGGTACTGAAGTTATTGTAGAATGTAGTGTTCCACTTCCTATTAATGATGGAACTGTTTATGGTTTAAACAATGTACCAGGTTGTTTTGCTATTATAGCTACAAGTACTCTAACTCCTGTAGCAACTGTAATATCTACATATCCTAGTTGTGAAGTTTGTAAAGAACCTATACCTATTGAGAATTACAAAGATTGGTACTTTTTTAATAGTGGTGGTAATAACTATCCTGTAAATACAACAGGTGGTTTTATTACTTCTGAAAACCCAGCGTTTTTCTTAAATACTTCTTTCTATGATCCAGATACTGGCTATTATACTACTACTGCATCTGTTACTGAAGCAATCTTAGATACACTTTCTCATTTAGGTGATAATCCTGGTGCATACGGTGGAGTTAACTTAGATTACTTAGATGGTTTTACATGGAACAATCCAACAAAATCACCTAGTAATCCTTCACCAACTACGAGAACTAATCCAACTGCTTTAGTAGGTAGTAGCATAAATTATATTATAGTTAAGCAATCACTTTTTGCTTCTCACTTTACAGCTCAAGGTAATGCATGGAATGGTCCTTATATTTATGATCAATCAGGTAATTCATCTTTTGGTTCTAATCTTTGGGACGATCGTAAAGAACTTATTTTAGAAGGAGTTAATTATTATATAGTAAAACAAATTGGTATGACAATGACTGAAAATGATAGTACATCACAGTACTTGTCTTATAAAACTCCATTTTTACCTAAAGCATACAATTATTATTTTGGAACATTTGTAGGTAATAATAATACATCTTGTGTTGAATTTGATGTTATTACAGATAAATTTATAACATCTGATACACCTATAGCATATGGTACTACAATAAAAATAGATAGTAGTGAAACTAGTTCTCCTATAAATGATGATTTATGTTATTGGATTTATGATGTAGCAGTTTCGGATTTATATGAAAATAGAGCATGTTACTTAGTTGATGAATATACAACTTGTGCTGAATGTATAGGTATACCGACTCCTACACCGGGTCCGACTCCGACTCCACCTCCACCAACACCAACGCCAAGTCCAACTCCTTTACCTATAACTACATATTACTATGAAGTTGAGCCTTGTGGCGGTGGAATCTCTATAGCAATACAATCTGATTTTGAATTATCATTTGGTGATGTATATGGATTTGCAGAGTTAGTAGGTTGTTATACTATAGTTGGAGAAATATCAAATCCTGGAGGTACACCACCAACACCAAACGTTGCTTACATTAACTGTGCAGTTTGTTATGGAGAACCAGCAGGTAGTTTCTTAACTGATAGAAAACCTAGAGGTGGATTCCCTGAATCTTTATGTGCTAATAATCATACAATACCAATTTATAATGGTGATGTTGTAGATGCTGCAGACTTACAAGTTGGAATGACAATGTGGTCTGATGCTTCACAATCAATTCCATGGAATGGTGCAACATTATGGTACAGCATTTCAAATGGAGATACTCATACTACTCCTGAAGTATCTGCGCTTATAAATTCAGTAGGTATGATTAAAGAAATTAACATATGTTCAGGTGGAACATGTCAGATCTGGACACACGGAGGTTATGATATTGGTGAATGTCTTTATTTAGACTGTGATGGCTTAGAACAGATTTCTTATTACAATGGACCTGCTGCATCCGGATTTGATCAATCAAGTTTCTGTGCTACAAAGATCCTAAGTTACACAGGTAGTGAACCTTACCAAACATTAGAGCTCTGTTAATTCAGAGTTCTAATAATTTATATTTATAGACATGGCAGAAGAAGTTAAAATTATATTTGAAATTGAAGGCATACAACAAAGTGTGTCTTCAGTTGAAGAATTACAGACAGCACTTAAAGGAGTTGAGACTCAGTCTAAGAAAACTGAGAAAACCGTTAACAACGTAAGTGATGCAGCTAAAACAG